AACTATTAAAGAACGTGATGATAGAATGGCTGAATTATTAGAACAAGAGAATGCTCATCAAAAATTAAATGGTAAAATGCAATTAAGAATTACTGAATTAGAACAAGAAACGTCAGAAACTAAAATAGACAATAAAAAACAAACTGATCGAATTAATGATTACCTTGATCAAATTAAAAAAATGAATGATACAGTTAATCAGTTAAGAAAAAGCGGAGCATTATGACTGATAATGAAATATTTAAAGGGGTTACCTACCACTCTCTTGACAAACAAATTGATGGCACTCATTACAAAGGATTTAAAATTGAACCAGCACAATTTATTTCAGAAAACAATTTAGAATGGGCAGAGGGGGAAGCTATCAAATATATTTGCCGACACAAATTAAAAGGGAAAGAAAAAAGTTTAAGAAAAGCAATTCATTGTATTGAGATAATTATTGAAAGGGATTATAGCTAATGAATGAAATTTGTTTTAATAATTTGGGTATGTACTTTTTTAGAAGGTAGGGCATGCCTAACCCCCCAACAATATCCTTTAATATACGACAGTTGGTATGAATGTAATCGCGATGCACTTAAAAAATCCAGTATTCTTTTAAGTAAAATGGGGTATAAATATGTTAATGATAATAAAATTGGGATTAAATATCATTGTAAAACTATTGAAACACGTTCTTCTTAATGTTTAATGAAGCTGAATTTAACTAAACCTCAATTAGATGTATTCAAAGCAAAACAGCGATTCAAAATATTAATAAGCGGTAGGCGATTTGGCAAAACCTTTTTAGCTATTGCTGAAATAATGAAATATGCCAGTCAAATTAATAAAAAGATATGGTATGTGGCTCCAACCTATAAACAAGCTAAAACAATTTGTTGGGCAGATTTAAAGTCGTTATTAAGTAAATTTAATTGGATTGATGATATTAACGAAAGTGATTTACATATTACAATCAAACAAACAGGATCTCAAATATGGCTAAAGGGTGCTGATAACTATGATAATTTAAGAGGTGTTGGTGTAGATTTTTTATGCCTTGATGAGTTTGCTGATATACCTCCTAAAGCATGGTACGAAGTATTAAGAGCAAGTATAGCAGATAGATTAGGCAACGTTTTATTTTTAGGAACTCCTAGGGGTTTCGGTAATTGGGCTTACGAACTCTTTTTAAAAGATCAAACAGATAAAAAATGGAAATCTTTTAAATACACTACATTAGAGGGAGGTATAGTTACTAAAGATGAAATAGAACAGGCTAAAAAAGATTTAGATATAAGAACTTTTAGGCAAGAATACCAAGCTAGTTTCGAACAATATGCTGGTGTTATTTATTATAACTTTGATCCTATTGAGAATATTCAAGTTAAAACTAAAATAAGTAAAAAATATCCTATTCATATAGGTTTGGATTTTAATATTGATCCTATGAGTGCTTGTGTTTGTCAGCTTATTGATAATAAACTTCATTTTTTTGAGGAGATTATTATTTACTCATCTAATACAGATGAAATAGCAAAAGAGATTAGTGAAAAATACAGAGGTTGGAAGATATTTGTTTATCCTGATCCAGCTTGTAGGCAAAGAAAAACAAGCGCTGGAGGTAAAACGGATTTAAGTATATTACAAAATTATGGTTTTATATGTAAATTGAGAGGAAGGCATACGCAAGTTAGAGATAGAATCAATGCAGTCAATTCAAAATTAAAAAATGCCAAAGGTATTCGGCACATTTTCATTGATCCTACTTGTAAAATAATGATAAAAGGATTACAAAGACAATTATACAAAGAAGGAACAAATATACCTGATAAAGCAAATGGACTGGATCACATGAATGACGCATTAGGATATTTGGTTGACTTTTTATATCCTATAAGATCAGAAGTAAAAATAGAAGATATAGGTAGATGGAGAATTTTAGAACATGGCATATAGTTTCCAAGAAATAATTAGAACCCACCAAGATTATGACGACCACCACAATCAATGGTCTTATTTTATCAGAAGTTATTTAGGGGGTATAGAATATAAAAACGGAAGTTATTTACATAGATACGCATTAGAATTAGATTTAGAATATGCTAAACGAGTTAATAATACTGCGTTAGATAATCATTGCCGTAATGTAGTTCAGATTTATTCTTCATTCTTATTTAGAGTTCCAGCAACAAGAGAATTAGGTAGTTTAAAGGAAGAACCATCAATTGATAATTTTATAAAAGATTGTGATTTAGAGGGAAACTCATTTGAATCTCAAATTAAACAAGCACAAATTTATGCTTCAATATATGGAAGTTGTTGGCTGATCCTCGATAAACCCTCTACTAACCTTAATACTAGAGCAGATGAGCTTAAACAAGATATACGCCCTTATTTAACACTCATCACTCCTGAAAATGTTTTAGATTGGAATTTTAAAAGAGAATTGAATGGTAAATATTCTTTAGATTTTTTAAAGGTTCGTGAGGAGGTAGATAAAAGAGGAGGTGTTTATTATAGGATATGGACTCCTGAAACTATTGAATGTTATTATCAACGTAATAATAGAACCGACCCTATCTTAAAAGAAAGTTTTCCAAATCAAATAGGGAGAATACCAGCTATTATTTTATATAATCAAAAATCTCATAAACGTGGAATAGGATTAAGTGATCTTACAGATATTGCCGATTTACAAAAAGGAATTTATAATGAATATTCAGAAATAGAACAGTTAATAAGATTATCTAACAATCCTAGTTTAGTCAAAACTCCTGATGTTAATGCCTCTGCTGGTGCTGGGGCTATTATTAATATGCCTGACGGACTTGATCCTAATCTTAAACCTTACTTATTACAACCAAGCGGTCAAAATTTAACTTCTATTATGGAGTGTATTAACAAAAAAGTTGAAGCCATTGATAGAATTTCTCACATAGGTTCTGTAAGAGCAACGGCACAAGGAACACAATCAGGTATAGCTTTACAAACTGAATTTCAATTACTTAATGCTAAATTATCTGAAAAAGCAGATAACCTACAAATTGCGGAAGAAAATTTATTTAGAATATATGCTTTATTTCAAAATAAAGCATTTGATGGAGAAATAGATTATCCTGACACTTTTAACATTAGAGATTATGCGACTGATTTGCAATATTATTTACAAGCGAAGAATAGTGGAGTACAATCCCCAGCTTTTATCAAGGAAATAGATAAAGAAATTGCCAGAGGTGTTGTGGAAGATAGTGATGTACTAGATGCTATTATTGAAGAAATAGATAATACAAGTGGCACTGGAGAAATTACTCAAAAAGAAGTTAATCAAGAAGAAGTAGAAAATGAACCAGTAGGTTAATGGCTAAACCAAGAGCTTATGGCTATGTTCATTTTACACAAAATAGACGTAAAAAAAAAGGTCGCCACGCCAAATCCTATTCCAAAAGAATCCCCCATAAAAAGAAATATAGAGGTCAAGGCAGATAATTTTTTTATTATTGCATTTACTGTATTAGGCTTTATGGTTTGCTTACCAATCTATATGATAGTTACTCTATGAGTAGGAAAAATAATTTTTATCCTAATGGCGAATTTATACATTATACTTTACCTGAAAGTTTTATTTTAAGTAAAACTAAACAGGCTTGTGGTAATTGCGCCATGTATTCTAATCGTAGAAGTTATTGTGGTACTTGGAAAGCTCCTGGCGTTAAAGATACTTACACTTGCCATCAATGGAGATGGAGGCGTTTTAAAAGATAATGCAAGGTTTAACTAAAAAACAATATAGTATTTACGATTATATAAAAAAATATATAGAACAAAATAAATACTCCCCCTCTTACGAAGAAATTAAAAAAGCAATTCAACTATCATCTAAAAGCGGTGTTTATTGTTATATAAAAGCATTAGAGGAAAGGGGTTGGCTTACAAGAATACATGGTAAGGCACGGAGTATTAAATTAATTAAATGAAATTTTTAACTGTATTTATTATTTTAGTTACTATTGATGGTTACCAAATAAAAGATTTTACAAAAGACACTAAAGATACTTGTTTTGAATCTGGAGATAAGATAATAAAAGAAATAGCAAATTATTATGACGAAAGAAATAATAACCCCAAGCTACAAGGGTGGTACACTCCAACAGGGGCATTGGTTTTTGGGTTTTATTGTTAATTTATGCAGATAATTATAGCTATTTTATTAATGAGTAATGTGGAGACTCAATTGGAATTAAAAAGTAATAACGAATATAAAATGGTTAAAAATACAGTTAAAATTATACGTTTAGTTAATGGAATAAAATGAAAAATAAAAAAACTAAAAAACTTAAATGTTCTTGTGCAACCTCTACAAAAGCACAAATGGATTTAATCTTACACGAAGTAAGACAACAACGTAAAGATATTAACGATTTAAAAGCATTTATGAATAAATCCAAAGGTACTATTTCTGTATTAATGTTTTTTGCTGGGCTTGTAGGAATGTTTGTGTGGGGTTGGAATCAATTTAAATGAAGATTAACGATTGCACGAAATGTGGGCATATTTGCCATTGTGTCCTTGATAAAAAGGAACATAGATTACTTTCAGAGTGTATTTGTGAGGAATGTAAATGCCAAGACAGAAATGAAGATGCGTCTTACGAAAATAATAGTAGTTTAATAAGGGTTGTAACTTAATATACACGTGAGGTTTCACAGTTAGACCTTAATAATAATGAAAGGAGATAAATATGTTTAATTTTGAATTAAAATTTCCAACTTATAAAGACTGGAAAGCAAGTGCTGAAAAATATACTTCGCAAGTACAGAAATTTTATAAAGATTTTTGGAATGATATTTGGATTAATTACCCTAAAAACGATAGTTAATAAATGACGTTACCTGATATGTGGGATAAAACAAATGTTCTGTGGAATAAAATGGGTTTTAAAACGAAATTTGTTATAATTCTTATATCCGCTATAATTCTTTTTATTATTTAATGAAAATATCTGAAAATACATCGGTTTCAATGCCAATGCGTAATCTGTTATCTATTGTGGTAGCAGTAGCAGTAGGGGTATGGGCTTATTTTGGTGTTGT